CGCCTAACCAATAAGGCGCCGGGAGTGTCGGGCGCTTCACGCAACGGTACGCGCCGCGCCATTACGCCGGAACATTACCAGCAGGTGATGGAGAAAGCCCGCGCTGAGGATGCGGGGCTGGCTGCGGCGCTGGAGATCGCGCGACTGATGGGGTTACGCTCGCAGGAAACGGTACAGAGTTCACTGTCGCTGAAAACGTGGCTGAAAGCCATTGAGCGCGGGGAAAACCGGCTGAAAGTGATGTTTGGCACCAAAGGTGGGCGTCCCCGCCATACGACAGCTCTGGATACTGGCGCAGTCAGGAAAGCCGTTGAAAAAGCGTTAATTGTAGCAGAACAACACAATGGCAGGCTGATCGACAAGCCTGATCTCAAAATGGCGCTGGAGAGCTGGCACAAACAGGTCATTAAGGTGGGGCTGAAGGGGGAATTTTCCCCTCACTCCCTGCGCTATGCCTGGGCGCAGGATGCGATCCGCCATTATCTGGCGCAGGGATTCAGCGAAAAGGAGTCACTGGCGCTGACGGCGACGGATCTGGGCCACGGCGACGGTCGTGGGCGCTGGGTGAAACAGGTGTACGGCTACCGCTGGAAGGAGGAATGACGGATTTCATGAATGGCGCAAAATAGTACGTTACTGCGTAACGACAGCGATTTATCGTACCCTCTGTACCGGATCTGGCGCAGGGGCGAGCGGGTTTGTATTGTGAAAATATCGTTACAGCATGACGAATAAATATCAACAGATCAGATTTCCCTGCTTCACCAATATAGTTTGCCGGAATATTATAGTGATTACCCCTGTAATCACTCGAAATGCTCCCTGGTAATAACAGGTGTTTCAATCGTTTTTACCGATACTACAGGGTTGGGAAAATTTTAAAATGTAAATTCACCGGGGCTCACATTAATTCTGGCACAGGGTTATATCTGAATAATTCTCTCTGTGTTTTTCCGTATCCTGTTATATATATTGTATGGTCTCAGGATGCCTCATGATTTTATAAAAATGCTGCGACGGTTTTTGATATCATAACCTGCTGCATATAAATTAACAATTTTCGCTGCTTCATGTTATTTTTTTGCACTCTGTGACCGTTATTGTGTGGTGAAATGCAATCTGGTGCAGGCAGTCATGGTGTATTTCCGAATGAACTGGTTACGCCAGAAAGGGAAAGGGTTATAAAGGTTAAGGGAGCGATAAGGGTAACAGCGCCTGACCGGAAAGGGCCGAAAACCAAGGGCAAGAAACTGGCGCAGTCCTGAATGGATAGAGCGGCGGGACGCTGGCGCAGATAGCAGATTATCCGGGACGGGGGCAGATTATTTTGTCTTTATATAGCTGGTGCAGTGATGATATGTATCAGGAAGGATTATACGGTATTATAAGGCGCAATTTTGGGGATGTATTAATTGGTGATTCCGTGGAAACATCGATTATTGATAGCTTTTCAGCTTCCGTGATTAACATGTTAATCACGGAAGGTGGCTGTCTATTGAAAACAGATGAATTGATAGGTTTTCACCTGAATTATTGGAAACCAAATAATTTCAGACTTATATCTATCTGGTATCTGATGTAGTTCTTACAGGCTTCAGAGTATAGGGTCAGGAGATATTCTGGAGTATTAATTGGCATTTCCGTGAAAATATCACGTATTGATAGCTTTTCATCTTCTGTGATTTGCGGGCAAATCACAGAAGGTAGTTATCTATCAATAATATATTTATTAATAGGCAATCGCCTGAAAATACTCTACTTGAATAATTTCTGGTACTTACCTATTAATAAGTAGTTCATTGATTGGTTTTCACCCAAAATTATTTGGGGCCAAATATTTATAGATGTTTTCCGATTGATAATAACAAAAAAACGGCAATATCTATCAACAAAAAAAAGCAGATCCCGGTCAATCAGGATCTGCTTTTCCAGTTTTAATGATTTACGCTATTTCTGATTCAGGCTGCCTTATGCTGCCGCGCATAAATGTACGGCGCGACATACCCCTCGCGGCACACATCCAGATAATCCGACCACCACTGCATCATGGCCTTTCTGGCCTCCAGATGCTCTGCTTTATGCACATATGCCGCCCGCACGCTGTTGCGCTCCTGGTGGCTCATTTGCCGCTCCACCGTATCGCGTGACCACAGGTCCGACTCCACCAGGGCGCTACAGGCCATTGCCCTGAGTCCATGCCCACAGACTTCAGTTTTCGTATCATACCCCATCAGACGCAGCGCCCGGTTGGTGGTGTTTTCACTCATTGGCTTGTACGGATTATGGTCGCCGGGAAACACCAGATCCAGATGGCCGGAAAGCTCCTGTATCTGTTTCAGAATGGCAATCGCCTGGCGGGAGAGCGGCACGATATGCGGGGTACGCATTTTTGCGCCACGCCCCGAAAACCGTACTTTATCAATTGCCTCGCGGGTGGCGGGAATGGTCCAGATTTTGTGCCTGAAATCAATCTCGCTCCAGTGGGCGAAACGCAGTTCGCTGGAACGGATGAACAGATGCAGCGTCAGCACCACCGCCAGCCGGGTTAACTCCCGGCCCTGCTGATAGTCACCGATGCGGCCAAGCAGTTCAGGCAACCGCTCCAGCGGTAAAGCGGGATAGTGATTCTTTACGGGTGAAGCGACAACGCCATCCAGATGCTGCGCCGGATTGCTTTCGGTAAGCCCCTGCTGAACGGCATAGCGCATGATGTTGCTGAGTTGCTGCCGGGTTCGGGACGCGACTTCCAGAAAGCCTTTATCCTCAATAACCCGCAACAAAGCAGTGAAATCCTGCGTTTTAAGCGTGGCAACGGGCAGATGACCAATCGCCGGGAAGATATGGTTTTCCATACTGGCGAGAATACGGGCGGCATACTCAGCCGACCATTTTTTGTTGGTTTTGTGCCAGGCCAGCGCCACCGCCTTAAAGCACTTTTCAGGGGAGCAGGCTGCTTTCTCTGCCATGCGCTGCTGCGCCGGGTTGATATTCTGCGCCAGTAACTTACGGATACCGTCGCGCTGCTGCCTGGCTTCTGCCAGTGAGACCAGCGGATATGCGCCAAGACTGACTCTGGATTCTTTTCCGTTGAAACGATATTTGAGATACCAGATGCGTGAACCGCTCGGATTGACGAGCAGATACAGACCGTGAGAGCCGGAGAGTTTTACCGGACGGGAAGAGGGTTTTAACTTGCGGATTTTAGAATCGTTTAAAGACATTTGAGGGCCACTCCAGAATCGAACCAAACTGCCCCCAGATCTGACCACCAAATTATCCCGATGCGGAGAGAAAACTAGATACGCACCGGGAAGGATTTTCACGCTAACTTACTGAATCGTAAACAAATAGAAACGTACAGATAAGCATGAAAACTTGAATTTGGCTCCTCTGACTGGACTCGAACCAGTGACATACGGATTAACAGTCCGCCGTTCTACCGACTGAACTACAGAGGAATCGTGTGAACGGGGCGCATATTACTTAGCGGTACCTTGTCTGTCAACACTAAATTTCATAAGTCATTTCAATTGGTTAATTAATCTGCAAAGTTGTTAATTAATGAACATTCGTCGCCGAAAACGAGTCTGTATCATTAGCGTGATGCAGTCTCTGCAAAGGATCTTGTTGATAAAATTGGCAGAAACGTTGCCACAATGAAGGGAAACGAGGAGCAAAAAGTTCTGGGGCGCTAAAGAAATATTCAGAAAGTACGGCAAAACATTCAGCAGGATCGCTGGCAGCATAAGCATCAATGCTCGCCGCATTCTCGCCAACTAATTCGATTTCTTCCTGAATGTTGTTCATTGCAGCATGAAGATCGTGTTCCCAGCCAGCAACCTCACGCAACGGAATAAAGGGAACTTCGCTGGCGCGATCGCCGTTACGGGTGTCCAGCTTATGAGCGACTTCATGAATAATCAGGTTAAAACCAGAAGCATCAAAAGAATCTTGTATATCCAACCAGTTCAAAACGATAGGCCCTTGCTGCCAGCTCTGACCTGACTGAACAATACGTTGGTTATGCACCAGACCGATATCGTCTTCCCATTCATCATCGACCACAAATGGCGCAGGATAAATTAAGACTTCATGAAAACCATCCAGCCATTCCAGTCCTAACTCCAGAACGGGTAGGCAAAATAGAAGTGCTATCCGGCAGCTTCTTAATGAATCCAGTTCAAAGCTCTGTAAAGGAACAAGCCGCTTTTGCTGTAAAAAACGTTCGGCAAGAGTGACTAATTTGCTTTGTTCCTGTTCCGTCAGACACGTTAAAAGGGGGATCGATAGTGCTTCCTGCCAGGGAAGGGCAGTTTGATGTGCTGATTCTTGTACTTTCCAGGGCCACTTAATCATCGTTTTGCTCGCAAACTCGTCACTTGAACAAAATTGCACGGACAGGGACTGTTAAAATGCCAAATTTCTTGGCATCATGGCAACCATCTGAACGGAGAGATGCCGGAGCGGCTGAACGGACCGGTCTCGAAAACCGGAGTGGGGGCAACTCCACCGGGGGTTCAAATCCCCCTCTCTCCGCCAAAATTCAATCACTTATACATCATTAAGTCAGTGACAAAAATCACACTTGGAATTACTTGGAATATTTTCAGGTAACGGGACATCAAGTGTCGGTGAAACTTTAACCTTCCTGTCATAGATTAGCACTTGCCCCTCGGTTTTGTGACCAGAGAAAAGTTGCTTATCCCGACTGCTTCCTTCATAGTCTGAAATTCCTTTCGCCTTCAGATCATGAAAGGTGAAGTCGGTTAAAATACCTGAAATTTTGCCTGCGCGATTTCTTGCTTCTACCCACATTTCGTTAAAGCCTTTGTACATATATCGGTTGCCGTATTGATTGCTGATTACATAGGCGGATGTTGGTAACTGTTTTGCTTTTTCGATCGCCGCCTGTAATCGTGGACTCCATGCTTTTATCTGTTTTTTTCCTGTTTTCCCTTGCTGGATAAAGATCCCGTCGTTTCCAATCTGCTCCCATTTCAGCGATAACACATCGGAAACCCTCGCTGCACACAGATAGGCAATTTCCATTGCGATAAAAACAGGAAGAGGTGCAACGCTTAATACTGCCTGGTATTCTTTGTCGGTTACATATCGTTCGCGGTTTTTGGCCTTGAATTTACTTACACCTGCACATGGGTTAGCCTTCACGTACCCTCGCTCATACCCCCAACTGTAAACGCGGGACATACTGCTTTTTTCATGGTTGGCTTGCGTTTTACTCTGTTCCCCTCTCTTGTCCATGTATCGACGGATGTGTTCTGGTTTTATGGAATCTGCCGGCACCTTACCGAATACGGCAAGCAACTTTTTTTGATGTTGCAGATAATCTTTTTGTGTTCTTGGACTGAGGTCACTGTAATAGGCGCTGGCGAGGAATTTTTCCCACAAGCGACCGAATGTCATTGCACGATCGCGATTATTTACAGTTTCCTCATACTTTTTCCATAAAGCAGCTAAACCATCCTTGATGGCGGTTAGTGTTACAGATTCTCTGGATGTTGGTTTCCATACATAACTATATTTATTTGGGTATACATTTGGAGGTAATTTTTCGTGTTCAGGATTTTTCCTTCGTCTTCCCATCAGATCGCACCAAAATTCGGCTCTACCTCGCGTGGTGGTAAAGTTTTATTGCAGGTAAATAGATCCCGGCTGACAATCGGTTTGCCACTACGATTGGTATAGAACGGAAGCCCGTTTTCCATTAACCATTTTCGCTGGTGGCTTGCATATTTGCAGCCCGTTAATATTAGCAATTCATCTTCGGTTAAAAATAAGCTGCTCATAGCTATATCTCATAACCGCCGCTAACTATATACGGTTAGCGGCAATTAGGGTTGAACATTAAAAATCAGCCTGACTCGGGATCAGTTTTTGCCAGATAGCTGAAACGTATTTTGCTTGGTAACGAGCGTCATCAAGTGCATTATGGCGCTCACCTTCGAATGGAATAGCCGTTCTGGCATCGAAGTCTATGGCTTTCCCCAGCTCAACGATTGTGCGTACATCGCGATCGTTGTAGTAACGCCACGGGCAGGGGATCCCCTGCCGTTCGTATGAACGGCGCAAAATCGTGTTGTCGAAGTTGGCTCCATTTCCCCAGACCTGAACAAAAAATTCACCGGAGTTTTCGTCGATAAATTCCCGCAATTGTAACAGTGCATCATCTAACGGGATTTCATCGGTCATAATGGCAGATCACGCTTCGCGTGATTGCTTAAGCCACCATTTAATGGTGTCCCGATCAATGACTCCGCCAGCAGTTTCCAGATCGATAGTCTTACTAAATTCGGGTCCCATATCTCCGGTTTGCGGATCGAAAAATATTGCATCTATTGAGATGATCGGGGCATCAGGATTTTTTCCCATGGTTTCAAGGTCGATCATTAGATGGTCACACGTCCTGCTGGTGGATGTGATTTCGTGATGACCATTCACCGTAATTAAGGGATCTGCCGTCTCGCCAGTTTTACTATCGCTGGCGTGGTCCTGAGCGCTGCCAGCATTCTCCTTGTGTGGATGTTCAGCGCCTTCCATTTCCTCCGGATCATTTTCCTGAACTTCAACCTGATTCTCTTCATCGAATGTTTTCTGGTATGTTGCGTCGTCCATCACCGCGCCACAATCAGGGCAGTTGCCGCCACCGCTCTGACCGCAGGCGGTGCAGACTTTTTCCGGTTCCTGTTGCGCTACTGGTTCGGATTGTTTCGTTTCTGGCTCGTTTTGTAACGCATTTGGGCTGTTTTGTTCCGCTTTTTGGTCGTTCCGTTCCGATTCATGCTGGTTCTGGTTCACAGAATCGCGAGTCTGGATCCCCTTGACCCATTTCGGATCATTAGGGTCGCTAATCCCCTCAACAAATTCACCACGCGATACAGCAAGTAACTTATCGGCGTCAGGCTGGCTGATATTGGCTGCCTGCATAATTTTGTTTACTTCGTCAGCGGTGACTTTTACTTGGTTAGCGGAACTCACCTGCGACTGAGCATCCAGCGACTGCGCGTTCTGGCAATGTTCAGTTGTATCCGGTTCCATTGTTTCAGTTGTTGCCTGTTCACCTGCCATTGCGTCAGATGGTTGTGGTTTTTCTTCTTCTGTTTCACGCTCAGTAACCACCTCGCGGTTAATTTCTTCCAGGATATCTTTTTCCGGCGTATGCCGGGCAGCTGTGAGAGTTTCCTTGCTGGGGTTCTCGTGATCAGTTTCCGTCAAATAGGCGTTGATATACCCCTGAAGGCGTCCCGGGTAGTGATAAAATTCAGGGTGTGCGCTTCGGATAAGTGCAAAAATAGCGGCGCGGGAATAGTCCAGAATACCCGGGGTTGCACGAAGTGCTGCGGACCATTCTTTGAACGGACTTTCTTTTTTCAGGACTACTTCTTTTGCGCGACGATAAACGCTGCCCGGAATTTCATAAATATTAAAATCCATCGGAAGTGTGGCTGCTGCAATCTCCACATCCAGTGTGTCGAGGGTGTGTACTAAATTCGGATTGCGATCGGTTTTGTTCCCACCGCCAGCATTAGCACCGGAAGCCGTGCGGGTGATGCGTGAAACACGATTTCCTTTCATCCACTCTTTTGTCAGCAGACCCCGATCAGTGTAGTCAGCGTCCAGGTATGCTTCGAAAAAAGCAGTTATTAGTCCCAGGTCTGAATTACCAGGATTAGGGAAAACTTTGTCAGTGTCACGAACCAGTTTGTGGAGGTCGCGAATCTCCAGCGAGTCGAGCAGACTGGTTTTATGCGAAATAGCCAGGGCAGTAACAGCCGGTAGTTCTTCAGCCCGTGCAATGTGTAATGCCTGGAGTTCGTCGCGTGAAACGTGCGTTACTGGTTTTTCGCTGCCGTGTTGAGCAAGCCAACGAATGGGCAGTTCCTGACCGGAGACAGGTAGAAGCATGCTCTCCTCAATCTCAGTCATGTCTTCGCCGTTGATGTTGGTATTATCAGTGCTGGCTGATTTGTCCTGAACAGAGGGGGAAGGGCCGATAAATGTCATTGTGATGCCATCTTTCCCGCCTTTTTCATAGCGGTTGCAGAATTCAGTATCAAACACGCCTTCTGGCGGAAGGTCGTCAACAACGGGCAAATTGACGCGGACGGGTTTTTTAAAGTCGTCTTCATCATAATCGTTGTCATCCATTGCGGTAATGCAGCGGGAGATTGCAACAGATAATTTTTTTGCTGTAGTCCAGTAAAAACCACCTTTAATTCCTAGGCGTTTTCTTACTTTGTCATTTTTTGCTTCGCAATATAGTGCAAATTCTTCTTTATCAGTGCTCATTATTGATAAACCTCATCACAGATTTAAGGGTGAACAAATCTCTGCCATTGCTGACATATAAGAATGAAACTGGATATTTATTACGGTGCTGTTTTAAAATCCTGCCGGGATTTCGTTATTATCCTGGTGAATAACTTTATCGACCGGATAACAGTTGCCTGGAATTTTCTGTTCGGTTGCTGCTGCCATACATTCCTGCATTGTTCTGTGAACACTGACTGCAATATCAACTGGCTCTCCGGAAACAAGAAAAACCGTCAGAATAAGTGCAAATACTGGATTCATTGTGCACATCCTTTTGGCATCAGACGTAAACGGGCCAGCATTGAAACAATGCATACTTTATTTAATAACTCCCGTTCGTGTTTTCTTTTGTTAATGGCCTCTTCAGTAAATACAGGATTACTGATAGTGACACCAATTTCAAAACAACCTTCAGACGTATTAACGTTTGGTAATAACGTTTTCATTATCGCGCCCTCAACAATGAGTTTTGTGATGCGGTGCCTGGTGTCTCCAGGTGACGTTAACCAGTTAACAATTAACGCCGGATACAGAGAATCCACCCATAACACTGTTTTTGGTTTTAACTGTTCCGCGTGCGCTTAGCCGCATTCACCGCATCACAAAATTCACTTTAAAAAGGGCGGCAGAGCAGTCACGGAGTAAAACTGATACCGCCAAACGTCACCAGAAAATTGATAACAGAGGGCGTTGCAGCGGGGTTGTCACTTAAGCGTATGGTCAACCTGACAACCCGGTGTCCTCAACGGGGGAAGGAATAATCCCGCCATACTTACCGCCGCGCCATTTCGCGGATTGCCACAACCGGAAGCGCACGGTCGACGAAAATTTAACGACAGGCTATCTATGAACCAGCTACCTCGCCGTGCGCTTTCGCGTTATGGTCTGACTTTTCAGGGAAATATCCTTTCAGTAAACTGTCAGTGCCGGATGCTCACCCGTGTCCGGCGCACGCACTCCACCTCACCCGTGGAGAACTCCTTAATTACTAACCTTAGCTTTGTTGATTAGCTACTAACGCGGGTATGTAATCATTCTGGCAATGCTTAATGCCGCTGCTTTTTCCAGATTGGTGATATCCTGCTCCAGAGCGGACAGATTTTCAGCCTGCTTAGCCCTGGCTTCATTAGCCCATTTCAGATCCTGCGCTGCATTAATTTTCTGGCGCATCCACTCATAAAGTTCATCATCGGTATAGTCTGGCGCGATGATGACGGGTTCTCGTTTCTGCACGCTGATTCCTCGCGGTGCTGTTTCGCTTATCAGCCGTTAGATTTTGCCGAACTGGAAAGCGCCTGTTTAAATTCGCTGAAGCTGAGAGCTTCTTCGCCTTCGGCAAGGCCTTCGAAGTATTCTTCGTAAGCCTTTTCCATGATTGTGTCGAAATCCATATCACCCACCTGAATTTCTTTCCAGCCAGCGACGCGCTCCAGATTCGGTTTTAAACGTTTTGCTTTTGGTATACGTCATTGCGGTGAAGGTGCCGTCCTGGTTGGGAAACACGCCGTACACCAGAGATTCGTTGTTGCCAAGATCGATAGTATCCATGCTGACCTCATTTCCCCTTAACGCCGGGGTAGCGGAACAAAAACCTGCTGCATAGTTATTAAGTAAGCGCCCCATCAGCGACGTCTTGTGAAAATTGTCCTGTCTGGCAACAATCGCGCCCATCTATATTGATGGACACGAACGATGAATTCCCAGACAACAAAAGATATTCCCTGCTTCCGTTCTTATTTGCCTGATGCCCTGCGTTTAAGATTTGAAGATAAACTGACCATCCGGGCCATCGCTCAGCGTCTGGGTCTCAGTCATTCCACAATACATACGCTTTTTCAGCGATTTCTTGCATCCGGTATCGCATGGCCATTGCCCGATTCAGTTTCATTCGCTCAACTTGACGCCATCCTTTATGCCAACAGAAAGAAGGAATTAACAGAGCCTCAAATCAGAGAAGGCTCATGGCGAAAAGAACGGCGAACCAGCTATAGCCGTGAATTTAAGGTCCGTCTGGCTAAGCAGGCGTTACAGCCTGGGGCTGTTGTTGCCCGGATCGCCAGAGAACACGATATCAATGATAACCTGCTGTTTAAATGGAAAAGCCAGTACGAGGACGGATTACTGAGCGATGATGACATACAGGAATGCATGCCTGTCCCGGTGGCACTGACTGATACGCCGGAGCCGACCAGACCAGTTACAAATCCCTTCTGGCGTAACAAGCATGATGAGCGCCCTGAGGGGGCTCCCGGAAACGTCCCACGGTGCGAGCTGCATCTTAAATCAGGTGTGGTAAAACTGTTTGACCCTCTCACTCCGGAACTGTTACGGGCGCTAATCCGCGAAATGAAAGGGGGTATCCGATGATAACGCTGCCGACCGGTACCAAAATCTGGATCATCGCTGGCATCACAGATATGCGTTGTGGCTTCAATGGCCTGGCTTCGAAGGTGCAGAACACGCTGAAAGATGACCCGTTCTCCGGGCATATCTTCGTCTTCCGGGGCCGCAGTGGCAAAATGGTGAAAATACTGTGGGCCGATCGTGACGGGTTATGCCTGTTCGCCAAACGCCTGGAACGGGGCCGCTTCGTCTGGCCGGTGACCCGGGAAGGGAAAGTGCACCTGACGCCAGCTCAGTTATCCATGCTACTGGAGGGGATCGCGTGGCAACATCCCAAACGGACAGAACGGCCTGGCATCCGGATATAACCCGTGATAAAACAAGGGAATGAACAATGAACTCCCCGA